GCTGGGCTCGCGGGCGGGCGGTGCTAGGAAGCCGATCTCGCCACGGCGCAGGACCGGAATCTGGATGGCGGGGCCGATCTTCAGATTGCCGCCGCGGGTCTTCGGGACCTCGATGGGCGGCAGGGTGGCCAGGGATGTATAGTCGAAGATGGAATCGCGCTGGGCCTTCACCTCGTGCTGCCAGGTCGAGCAAACCTCGGGCACGCCGCGGCTCTCGGTGATCTGCCGGTGGATCAGCTCGGAGCGCCAGACAACGAAGGGATACTGGCCGTGCGTGTAGTCCAAGAGGTCGAAGTAGCCCCATTTGTCTCCGACTTGGGGACTGAACACCGTGTAGAACACGCCTGGGATGCCGTCGGAGTCGATTGATTTCTGGTAGCTGTAGACCACCTCAATGAGGTTCTCGCGGTCGAGGATGCTGTTCTCGGCCAGGCCGACGGCAGCGTAGGTGTAGGCCGAGTAGTCGCTGAAGCGGCCCATCGTGTTGATCGCCTCCTGGGCCCACTCGGCGTCCCAGCCCTCGACCTCGACCTTGTTCAGTAGCTCGGCCTCTGTCATGTAGAACCGGCGGAAGACTACCCGGGCGGACTGGATGTCGGTGGTCTCGGGCGGGAAGACCAGCTCGTCGTAGGGCGCCAGGGCTGCGACCATGGGCTTGTTGGTGACCATCGTGGGGATGGGGAACTCGCACTCGCCATCGGTGCGCAGGTCGCGGATGGCCTTGAGGGCCCGGCGCTTGCGCAGGTTGGGGAAGGCCGAGAGGAGGAGCTCTGCGGATTGGTCGTCGGCCTCGGGATTGGCGATGAGGTTGGGCAGGTCGGCAAGGATGGAGTCCTGTGGGGACTGGGCTGCCAGAGCCATGATCTGGTCCATGGTCAGGTACTGCTCCTTCTGACCCATCTCCTGCTGCCAGGTGACGTGCACACCGGCCCAGCCGTAGGTCCATAGGTACTGGGAGAGCAGCTCGACCTCGCGGGTGAGGTCGTTGTACATCTTCGCATTGACCGTCCAGTCCATCAGGTTGTGCGCGGTGACGGCCTGATCAAGCTGGCTGATGTTGGTGGGGCTGACGCGGAGCATCGAGCGCCAGAAGGAGGTGCTGCAGAGGTCCACGAGGCCGTTGATCACCTCGTCGGCAAGCGGGATGCGGGTGTCGGAGGCGCCGTCCCAGGGGAATGCCGGCTTGTTGCGGTTGGCATCATTCCACTTCTTGCCGTCGTCGGTCTGACCAGGCCAGCGGCAGTAGCGCACATTCTCGGCATTCTCGACACGGGCGAACACGCCGTAGTCGGTGGCCGAGCGCCGCAGCTCCTCGGTCAGTGCGCTGACATTGGGCTCATCACCGACCCGTGCCATCACGTCGGTCGCCTGCTTGTAGGAATCTCCTTGCATAGTGTCTTTTGTTAGTATCCACCGCCGCCGCGGCAATCAAAGCCCCCATGGCCTACGAACGCAAGACCGGAGACCAAGAGCATCCCCAAGCAGTCGATGGGGTCCTTGGTCGCACCCTTCTGCCCGTCGCGCCCGGTGTGCTCGGAGAGTGCGTAGGTAAGGTTGACGCAGTCGTCGGTGATGTAGAGCGATGGCTCGTTCAGCGGGGTCAGTGGCTGGGTGGCGTCGTAGGAGAGGAGGCTGTTGATTGCGGATGTGCGCTGGTCGACGGGCACGCCCGGGGCAGGTACGAAGGCCATGGGCTCGTCGAGGGGGTTGTCGGACTCGGCCAGAAGGTCGATCAGCGTGGTGCCGCCAGCCTCGGAAAGAGCGGGTGAACCGCCTGCCTTCGGGTCGATCAGGCGCATCACAGGCTCGCCGTAGCCGAGGTCCTGCTCGATCTGGCGGAAAAGGGCGCGGTACTCGGAGATCGAGCGCCCGGCATCTAGGGTCTGGGCAGGCCCGAGCTTGCCGTCGGGCTTCTCGGAGGGCAGTGCCCACTCGCCAAAGTTGGAGAAGTCCGGGAACTCGCGGACAACGATGCGCTTGCCGTCCTCATACACAAGGAGCCACAGGCAGAACCAATTGCGGGCGCCTGCAGGGTCGCACACCATGTACAACGTGCCGCCCGGGGGCACCTTGGAGGCCGGGATGCAGTGGATATCGGGGCGGAAACGGGCGAATGCCTTGCCGATGTTGTCACTGGCCCAGCCGTAGGCCCGGGTCAGGATCTGCCCCATAGGCGAGGTGACCAGCTTCGACTTCATCTCGTCGAAGGGGTTGTAGGGGTTATCCTCGGAGTAGAAGAACACGGTGCGCCGGTTGGTCTGGGGCTGCACCATGGTGCGCGGAGCCTTGCCGGGTGGCCATGTGGGCAGGCCCTGCTTCCCGGCAAGGAGTTCGCCGGTGCCCCAGTCCTTGACCTGTGCTCCCGCGGTGAACTCCTTGTAGACCGAGGCAACGCCTTCGAGCGGTGTCTGGGTCACGAGAAGCTTGCCGCGGCGGGTGATCAGCCGGTAGCGCAGTGTGTCCACCCAGGATTGAGGGACCAGCTCGTCGCACCAGATCAGGTCGGCCTCCCGGCCCTCGATGGTGTTCTCGGATTGCGTGTAGTTCAGGAAGTCGCAGCGGCTGCCGTTGGGTAGGATGAATGAGCCGTCGGTGAAACCGTTCTTGCGGCTGTAGTTTAAGTAGTGAATGCGGCCCTTCTTGGTCGCCCGGAGGGCGACGGGTAGGTAATTGTAGATTGCGGGTTGCTGAACTGTGACCGAGGTGGCGTGAGATGTGTGGCAGCAGAGGACCGATGCGTTTTCCTTCTCGAGGAGGGTTTGAACCACGCGGCGGGCGGCCCACAGGGTTTTGCCGGCGCGGTTGCCGCCGGAGATCAGCAGTTCCTGGGTGAGCGAATACTCGGTGTTGGCGATCTCCCAGTGGTCCGGGATGAAGCCGTAGGTGTAGGGGTCGGCTTTCTCAAGCAGGACAAGCTGGGTGCGCTTCTGCTTGAGCTCAAGTGCGCGGGGGTGCGAGGCGTCGACTCGAGGGATGACAGGGTGCAGGGGTTGCTCGTTCCACCAGGTGTCGTTGCAGTGGTCGGAGCAGAAGCGCTTCTGATTGGAGCCGGTGCGGACCTTGATGATCTCGAAGGGCTTGGAGCAGGTGAGGCAGAGGGGTTGGCTCATTTATCAATATTTTTCGTTTTGGGAAACCCGTCGACTTTTACCGTTCCTGCGGATTGCCTGACCCCCTCCCCCCGGTGCCCGGGCGGCCTGGTGTCTGCCTGTGCGCCGCGGGCAGGTGCTGTGGGCGGGCGTCAACCTGAGACTGATAATCCATTTTATCGTACCTTGAATGAGGGCTGCGACCACCAGAATCGAACCACTTGTTAGCACTAGCGTTAGCACTGGACAGCAGAAGCGCAGCAAACCCCAGCAAACACGGGCAATGCTGCGTGCCGTGAATCGAACCCTTGGTTAAGTTCAAAGGTTAGCACCGTCCGGGATCTGCTCGTCGTTGACCGGGGTCACATTGCGCTCCTTTAGGTCCTTCATCAGGTCCCGATGGTTCACAGAAGCGGTCATGGCTAGGTGAATTGAGGTGGGTTGTCCCTTAATAACCGCAAGTTTATCCGTTAGCACGGCCACCGCTACGGGCAAGCCACGATCATCTATCAAGTTAATAGAGGATTCGGCCAGTCGCTTGGTGCCCTTCCAGATCGCAACCTCCAGAAAACCCGTCACATCCTTGCGCCAGTCCTCCTCGTTTTCAGGGTAATCGACTGGGACCTTAACGCCTCGGATCAGCTTAAACGCAGTCGTAGGGCTTAGTCCGGTATCTTCCGCTATCTTCTCAAGCGACTTGTTCTCCAGGATACCAGCGACGACAGCGTCCGCTTTCTCCTGGGTCAGCTTGTTGTTGAAGTGTTGATTGGGGTGATGGCTTTTGACGTACCCGAGCTCTTTGACTGCGTTGAAGACCTTCTCTTGCGTTGCCTGGGGGATCTCGGTGTTACCTGCCAGCACTCGTTGGGTGTACAGGTAATTGACTCCGGCTGCCTTGGCGACGTCCTCGATGCTCGGTTTCTTGTCCTTCTTACCCGGCATAAGGCGCAAAGCTAAAGGGAAACTCTCCCCAGTGGTTGAGCTGCTTCTTGGGCTTCATGGAGTAGTGCTTCACTCCGGCCAGGGTCATCCTGACCGCGGCAGCGTAATCCTCACTGAGATACTCGAGTTTGCCCGGCATGGAATCCATGGCAATGGGCATCCACAGGGTCGGGAACCTGTCGACCCTCACATCGTCGCACCAGTCGATCCTGTACGGCATCTGCACTCCTGACCCTCCCAGCGCATCAAGTGTCGCCATAAGGCATTTACGGGGGATTGCGAGGCATCCTGAGGCGAACATCGTAATGGGCACCAGCTCCGCTGCGCACTCTGCGTCATTGACCTGATGCTTCAGGGCCTGCAGGTGCTCGACCTTGGGTCGCAGGGCCGGCCTGGCGGGCAGTGAGCGGCACGAGTAGGGGATGCACACCGTTGCTTGGTGCTCATGGGCCAGCTCGGCCATGCGGATGACATCGGCGGCAGTGAACTCGATGTCGTGGTCGAGCTGGACCCAAACGTCCTTGCCCGAGTCGAGGAACCACTTGGTGGCGCGGCAGCGGGAGCGGCTGATCAGGGCATCCTCCCGGATGGTGCGCAGATCGGTCTGCCTGTCAGAACGGGCGAAGGTGGCCGTCAGGTCGATCCAAGACATCATACAGGCGGCACTGATGCCACCGTAGGCGTAGAGCGAGACATGGATGGACGGTCTGGTGCCTGCCTGGGTTGTGCCTTGCACCTTGCTGGTCGGCTGCGGTGCGTAAATAAATGGATCTTCCATCTGTGGGGATTCTGCCTTGGTTGCGGTCATGGTTCAATGTCCTTCCGTTGGCTTGCGAGAAAGAGTTCATGCCCCTTGCTGATCAGGTAGACGACGCTGCCTCGGGGCACCTGGCAGGCTGCTGCGACGTCGTTTAATGAGAGGCCACGGTCCCGGAGGTCGTAGGCCTTGCGTGCCAGATCTGGCGTATGGCGCTGCTCGGTGACCTCGGGCTCATCCTGCATCACCGGGTCTGGCGTGCCGTCTTCCTTGAATGCCATGTTCTTGGGATACGATAGCCAGCCGCGCTGCACGCCTATTTTAACAAGGTGCGGTGCCTCCATCAATAGTTTGGTTGTGTTTGTTACTGTCATAACAATGATATGTCTAATGGTGTTGCGGGCAAGTGTTGCCTCCCCTTGCCGCTTCTATCTCCTATGAGCTGAAAAATGCGTTGCCTATGTTCCTTGCCACTGATGCCGGGGTGGATTACGCAACCAAACCTTCCGTCTGCCTGGATGACAAGGTGGTTGCGCTGCTTATCCCCACCTACCTCGGCACAGGCTGGGCACTGCCCGACCATTTTCTGGCCAATTTTGCGCAGGCCTGCCACGGTCAAGCGGTGTCTAGCGTTTTGGACGGGAGGGACGGCATTTCCCAACTCCATTCCTACCTTGGAGCACCTTATACCCTCTTTTACACTCCATGGACCGAGTTGAGAAGTGCCGTCCCCCGTCCCAAACGCTTGACTACGCTTGACCAATCCAGTGTTTTTCATGCGGTCAAGGTAACTTTCATGTAGCCTCGGGACTGTTGTTGCTGACCGTCGCTACGGTGAATATGGTTCGACGGGATGGCCTGGTGTATCTCCAGCATGAGTTCAGCAGCACGCTTCTGGAAACGCTTCTCCGGTTCAGGCCCCCATTCCTTGTTGTTACACATCGTCATATAGGCACTGTATAGCTCCTCAGTAGTGATACAATCTGACGACATACTGCTGCCTCTGACATGATTGACGATAAAGTATCTAACACTATCGCTCTCGCTCAACAAGTTATCAATCATGCCGCGCTGCCTCTCGGTCACTGGGAACGGCCTACCGGCCTGCATGACCCGGCACAGATCCTCCGCACCCTGCAGGAACCAGTTCAATATACCACTACCTTCACGCTCTATCATCACATCGTGATAATTGGGAATCACCTTCTCAGGCTTGGGCTGGCTGAAGTCGAGCAGCAGCAGCCGCCTCGACCACGCACCCAGGTCGCCCTGCACGTTGACCTTGAGCCGACTATTCGCAGTCACGATGACGTTCCAGTCGCCAACCACTGCCTTTGCCCCTGACTTCCCCTTGAACTCCACGCTCAGCCTATCGCCGCCGGTCAGTGCCTTGAGCTGCTGGCTCTCCTCGCAGGACAGGAAGTCCGGCGGCACGTCGCTGCCGATCAGTAGCGTCCTATCGTGGAAGTTGGCCAGCTCGAACCGACTCCCCAGGTGCGCGGTCCTGAGCTCGCTGCAGTTCTCATCACCGACCAACCGCCGCACAAGCCCGGCC